TTGTTCCCAGCGCCAGAGATAGAAGTCAGTGATGTCACTGGTGCTGGCGATACTTTCTTGTCTGCACTGTGTTATCAGTATCTTTGCAATCAAGGCAACATGCAATTGGCCATAGAGTTTGCTATTCGAGCCAGCTCAGTTACTGTGCAACACGTTGGTGTATATGCACCCACACTAGAGGAAATACAATGACAAGACAGTTTGGCTATGTAGAAAAGGGCTGGGGGTCCGAGGAGATATGGGCCAGCAATGACCGGTATTGTGGCAAGCTCATGAATTTCAATACCGGTGCAAAATTCAGCATGCACTTTCATGCTGAAAAGGACGAAACTTGGTATGTGTTGAGCGGTAAGTTCAGTGTGTTTTATATCGACACCAAGGACGCAACTGTACACGAAGCACAGTTGAATCCCGGAGACACTTGGCACAACAAACCACTGCTGCCGCACCAATTGGTTTGTGTTGAAGCTGGTACAGTGATTGAGGTCAGCACACCAGATTCAGTTGAAGACAACTATCGAGTATCCAAAGGAGACAGTCAAAAGTGAAGATATTGCTTACAGGACACAACGGATTCATTGGCAGTCATTTAAAGACCGCACTAGAAGCCGAACACGAAGTTACATTGTTTAATTGGGGAGACCCCGAGCCTCAAGTTGAAGGACAAGATTGGGTAGTCCACGTAGGTGCCATAAGTTCTACAACTGAACGCGATGTTGAAAAGGTCATGCGACAGAATTTAGACTTCAGTGTTTACTTGTATCAACAATGTCGACACCATGGCGTTAACTTTCAATTCGCCAGCTCGGCCAGCGTGTACGGACTAGGCACAGATTTTAGTGAAACTGCACCTGTTGATCCAAGGACTCCTTATGCATGGAGCAAGTATCTCATGGAACGTTACATTAGACAAGTTGCCCCCAAAAACATGTACGCACAATGCTTTAGGTATTTCAACGTGTATGGTCCCGAAGGAGAAGAACACAAAGGAACACAAGCAAGTCCATTCATGCAGTTTAAGAAACAAGCCGAAGAAACTGGAGTTGTAAAGATATTTGATGTTGATGCCCAACGAGACTTTGTGCATATAAGTAAAATTGTAGACACCCACATACGATTCTTTGACGTAGAGCAATCGGGCATCTTCAACGTTGGCTCTGGCTCTACCAAGAGCTTTAGAGAGATTGCTGAATTGTACACTGACCGAATAGAAGTCATACCAATGCCAGCTAACTTGCAATCCAGTTATCAAACCTATACCTGTGCTGACATGACAAAGACAAACAAAGCATTGACAAAACATTGAGTTCAAGCTAAAATTGCTGTAAATAAATCATTGAGAGGTGCTGAGTGAGCAACGATCTAGCAAAATTTATCAATTCACGTCGACGTCACAAAACAGACGTAGCCATTGCAAGACAAGTAAAAATTGCCAAGCAGCATGGGCTAGGATTTAGCGATAGGCACATCAAGGAACCGCACCGTCATGCCAAACATCATGCCATGGACTGTGGACAACCCGGTTGCATGCTGTGCGGAAACCCTCGCAAAATATTCAAAGAAATAACTGCACAAGAAAAGCGATTGTTTCAAGATTTAGAAAGCACACGAGATAAACATTCAAACGGACTAGATGATGAACAACATGACTAAACAAGAAGAGATTGAATACGCAGCTACACTAGGACTCACTAGCGAAGCTGCTGTTGCTGCACTAGGCAACAGATATGACTTGATTCTAATTGCCAGCCGTCGCTGCCGAGAATTAAGCCGCGGCGATCAGCCCCGTGTACCAACCCGACACGGACATGTGCTGACAACATTAAAAGAAATTGAGTTTGGCAAAGTGGGCAGGGATTACTTGCTCAAGCCCACCGAAGTGGCACCACGCCGCAGAAAGTGGGACAGCCGATGAGCAGTCGACTATGGAACACTATTGATGGATCAGCTCTCAAGAGTTTACCCAATGCTGCCAAGGGCTATGAGCAGAGAATTTCAATACCAGAATTTACATTCCTTGGCGTAAAGAACCAACCTGACTTTGGTAATATTACCATTTGGTTCTATGGCAAGGACCGCACCATTGAACTGAAAAGTTTAAAGGAATACTTGTTTCAATATCGTGATACAGTGATCAGCTACGAACGTTGCTTGGATGTGATGTACAAACATCTCATGGCAGCATACGAGCCGGATCGAATTCGTATCGAGATTGAATTTAGGCCACGAGGTGGCATCAGCAGTCGCATGACTGTAGACAGTGACTGGGGACACTTAGGTGGCACAGATACACTGTGGCAACATCACAAAAATTAACATGGATTACAAAGTAGCAGATATTGGCCTCGCCTCTTGGGGCCGCAAAGAAATTAAAATCGCCGAACACGAAATGCCTGGCCTTATGGCCATTCGTCAAGAATACGCTGGACAAAAGCCACTGGCTGGCGCACGTATTGCTGGCTCATTGCACATGACTATTCAAACTGCTGTATTAGTGGAAACGCTGGTGGAGTTAGGTGCAAGTGTGCGTTGGAGTTCATGCAACATCTTTTCCACACAAGATCATGCTGCTGCTGCCATCGCTGCTGCTGGCATTCCTGTATTTGCTTGGAAGGGCGAGACAGAAGCAGAATATTGGTGGTGCATTGAGCAGACCCTAGAAGGTCCCGATGGTTGGCGCCCTAATATGTTGTTGGACGATGGACATGATTTGACCGCTTATGTGCATGACCGTCGCCCAGACCTAATTGCTGACATCCGTGGTGTTACAGAAGAAACTACAACTGGTATCCACAAACTGTTGGAGCGTGTGGCTGCTGGCACTCTCAAAATGCCTGCTATCAACGTCAACGATTCAGTGACCAAGAGCAAGTTTGACAACCTGTATGGCTGTCGGGAAAGTCTTGTAGATGCTATCAAACGTGCTACTGACGTCATGGTTGCTGGCAAGATTGCTGTGGTTGCCGGTTACGGTGATGTAGGCAAGGGATCTGCCCAGGCTCTTCGCGCACTCAGCGCACAAGTTTGGGTCACTGAAGTTGACCCCATCTGTGCATTGCAAGCTGCCATGGAAGGCTATCGTGTTGTTGACATGGACGATGCTTGCCGTGAAGCTGACATTTTTGTCACTGCCACCGGTAACATCAATGTCATTACAAAAAATCACATGTTGCAGATGAAGGAAAATGCTATTGTCTGCAATATTGGACACTTTGACAGTGAGATTGACATTGCTGGCATTGCCGACGCTGAATGGACTGAAGTCAAGCCCTTGGTTGACCAAGTAAAACTCAGCAATGGTCGTACCATTATTGTGTTGGCCAAGGGTCGACTGGTGAACTTGGGCTGCGGAACTGGTCATCCCAGTTATGTAATGTCAAACAGTTTTACCAACCAAGTTTTGGCGCAAATCGAAATGTGGCAAAATACTGATCGCTACCAAAGTGGCCAGATCTACTTGTTGCCCAAACATTTAGATGAAAAAGTTGCACGTCTGCATCTGGGACAGATTGGCGCGAAACTCACAAAACTTACCCCAGATCAGGCTGCATACATTAGTGTTAATGTTGACGGCCCTTACAAACCCGATACCTATAGATACTGATGGTTGACCGAAATCTCCTTTAGTGCTATAATAACGCATTAAAGGAGATTTTTTATGGCCTGGATTGAAAATGTAGCTGCTGCTGATGTGCCCATGCGGTTTCATCACGATGCTGGTCCCAACAGTATGCTGATACAGATCATGGATCCTGCACCCACATGGTGGCCTACTCCTGCGCATGAGTTTAAAGAAACTCACAGATTTGAGTTCTTGGATGCTGAGGACAAAGACAGTTTCCCCGACGAAGCAAAGATCAGCGATGAGCAAGCCGCAGAGATTGTGCGCCTGCTCAAGCATGCACTAGACAACAAAATGAACGTGGTTGTGCATTGCTATGCTGGTATCTGTCGCTCGGGTGCTGTAGCCGAAGTTGGCGTTATGATGGGATTCCAAGACTGCGAACGCAACAGGATTCCCAACTTGCGGGTCAAGCAGAAGCTGATGAAGCAATTGGGCTGGACTTATGACAGCACCGAACAACCTTACGATCATGCAAATGATTGGAGAAACAACAAAATGGGATGGGAACGATAATGCCTAAATGTTATCAACTGATTGGTGTACCTGGCGCAGGTAAAAGCACTTGGATCAAGTCGCAAGACTGGGCCCGAGATTGTGTAGTTGTAAGCACCGACGATTTCGTTGAAGAATATGCTCGCGAATGCGGCACAACTTACAACGAGGTGTTTGACGATTACATGCCTACCGCAGTAAAACTAATGGCCGAACGAGTTGTCCGAGCACGCGAAGCAGGCCAAGACATTATTTGGGATCAAACTTCAGTGTCGGAAAAGAGTCGACGCAAGAAGTTTGCGATGTTGCCTGACTATGAGCATGTTGCTGTGGTGTTTGCTATTCCGGAAAAGCAAGAACTAGATCGTCGATTGAACAGTCGCCCAGGCAAAACTATTCCTTGGAATATCATGCAGGGCATGATTAAACATTTTGAACAGCCCTCAGAAGAAGAAGGCTTCTCAGAAATTTGGAGAGTACAATGAAAAAGTGGATTACAAGTGATTTGCACTTTGGCCACGCTAACATCATGAAGTTCTGCCCAGTTACCCGTTATGGGTTCGCCGATGTTGCAGACATGCGCGAGAAGATGATTGCAGAGTGGAATGCCAGTGTTGCACAGGAAGACGAAACATTCATCTTGGGCGACTTTGCGTTCTTGCCTGCCCGGGATGCTGTGGCAATCTTGCGCCGGTTAAATGGCACTAAGATTTTGATCGAAGGCAACCACGATCGCAAGTTGTTAAACGACCCTGCGTTCCGTGCTGAGTTCCGGGAAGTGCATCCGTATCTGCGTTATAATCACGACGGGCAAATTGTGATTATGTTTCACTATCCTATCCACGAGTGGGATCAGATGCACCGCGGGGCTGTTCATTTCTATGGACATGTACACGGGGGCACCACTGGCTTGGAAAAGTATCGTGCCCGTGATGTAGCGTTTGACGCTACTGGTCGTGTTGTTAGCGACTTTGAAGCCATGGTTGCAGATGCGTTAAAGGGCGAGATCCGGGCACATCACTGATGAAACTTCGCAAGTTTAAAGTATTGTCTGTTAAGTTGAACCCAGGCGGTCCAGGACCGGAGCGACTATGGGAATGTGAGTGCAGTTTCATAAAAGACAAGCAACACATTCAACAGATGCTTTGGTCAATGGGCCGCACTGCCGACGAAGCAAAAAGAAAGTTAGAACAACGCTACGGTGGAAAGAACTAAAAAGTAATACTTTTCTAGTATTACTTTTTGGTTGACCCAAAATGCCCAAAATGTTATAATACATGTGTTGAATAAGGAGTGAGCCATGGAAGGATTTACAATGCAACTTGACGGAATAGACGTGGTCCACAAGGCACAAGTCTATGCCATGGCTGCTCACGCCGCAGTCCAGCAAAAGCGTAAGTACACTGGTCAGCCCTATATCGTTCACCCTGCTGAGGTCGCAAGTATCGTAGCAAGTGTGCCCGGTAGTACTCCTGACATGGTAGCTGCCGCTTGGCTTCACGATGTTGTGGAAGACACTGGCTGTACAATCACCGATATTCACATTGCCTTTGGTGCTGACATTGCCGCACTTGTTGGTTGGCTCACTGATGTCAGCAAGCCCGAAGATGGCAATCGTGCTACTCGCAAGAGGATCGACCGTGAGCACACCGCCCAAGCGCCGGCCGAGGCACAGACAATCAAACTTGCTGACCTTATCAGCAACAGCCGGAGCATTGTCGAACACGACCCTGAGTTTGCCAAGACTTACCTCGAAGAAAAGAGAATGCTCCTTGAAGTTCTCACTCGTGGTGATGCTGGGCTTCACGCTCGGGCCCGAGAGTTTGTAGGAGTTTGAAATGAACGAACGAATTCGAGAACTTGCTCTACAGGCCAATGCCCATGAAACTGGTCATGCGTATTATCGCGGAGAAAAGAAGCCCGAAAATGCAGTCACATTACATTCAGTTGATTTAGAACTGTTCGCCGAGTTGATTGTTCGGGAATGTGTTGATAACATGGAAAAATGTTTTGCTGGCGGCATAGGGACCGATAATAACAAAGACGTATGGGGACCTTCGGCAAGCACATTCAAGGCGTGGAACGGCGCAATTAAGTTTAGTCGTGACAAGATTAAAGAACATTTCGGAGTTGAA